GGAAAATGATCGGGCCTTTGACATGGACAAAGAATCATCCATCCTGTGGATGCTTCATACTCAATTTGGATTTGGCCCCAAGCGCCTGAAGCTGGCGTGGAAGCTGTTCTATGCCGAAACCTTGAAGCTACGGGAACATTACCTGATGGAACAAGCCGATGATGGGTGGTTGGCCCGTAAAAAGCTGAAGGACATTGGGTGTGACATTGAAGAATGGTACAGAGAAGAAGGAGGGAAAACCGATGCCTAAACCTTGGGAAAATGCTGAAGGGTATCACGATCCGACAGCCTACCACGGCACAAAGAATATCATCCGTGACGAGGATGAACAGCAGAAGCGGGTGAACACCCTGATCTTCGTCCTGAAGTACATCACCCGTTTGGCGGGGTTTGAACTTCTGAACCGCATTGAAATCAAAGACCGTAAGACCGGGAGGGAATACAAATGATCAGTTCTTATGACCCTAATTTTCATGGTGTCCATACAATCCGGGTGACTTTCATGCAATGGGATTATATCGGCCATGTTTCCTTTGAAATTGGCGGAAACTGCAAAGGCGCTGAACTGATGGATTTCACCTTCTTGGAGTGTGACAACCAAGAAGATATTGACCGCTATTCTGAAAACGATTGTCAGTTCAGCTATGATGAAGAAAATGAAGTTTATACCGCTGTTCTGAAAAATGCTGACGGTGACACCTTGGAAGTTGAAGGTGATGAATGTGATTTCAAGGGTATGGCGGTAGCCATTGAAATTGCAGGAACGGGAGTGAAGCACGATGAAAAATAAGCCGTGTCCTTTTTGCGGGGCTGATTTGGTTCAGGAAAACCGGCTGAACCCGCTTGCAAAGAAATATGCGGATATTCCGTTCAGAACTTTCTATGTTCACCCTAAGAACGGTTGCTTCTTGGAAGCGTTGGCGTTGAGGGGTGAGCAGTTGGAGAAGTGGAACAACCGGAACGCCTGAACAGGTGCTTCTTCAGTAGGGGTTGGAACAGCGTGTGGAACAGGTATGGAATAGATGTTTTTTCTATATCTGTTCCGCACGAAAACCCTTGATTTTCAAGACTTTTTCAGTTGTTTTCAGGGAACGGAACAGATGGAACAGATGTAAATATACTTTCTTCTTATAAAGAAAAAAATATATAAGAAATGTGTATATAAGGAATTGCCCGTTTTATCTGTTCCATGCGTTCCAAAGTCCTGAAACCACTTGATTTTTCAGCATTTATTAACGGTACAGATGCAATGAAAACGGAACAGACTACCGCAGAAAGGATGTGTTACATAGTGAATGACAAAGACCTTTCCCAACAGGCTAAAGAATACTTTGCCCAAATCAGGAAAACGGATCGTTTGATCCATCGGCTTGATAGCACCATTGCAACCTTGCGTTCCAGCTTGACTTCTACCGGAAGCCAACTGAAACAGGACAAGGTTCAAACTTCAGGCCCCAAGAATACCCTTGAAGAAACCATCACCAAGATCATTGACCTTGAAGCCAAGATCAATGCCCGGATTGATGAACTTGTGAGCATGAAACAGGAAGCGTTCACCATGATCAACCGGATTCCTGACCTTGATCAGCAAAATATTCTGATCGGGCGCTATATTCAGTTGAAAAAATGGGAAGATATTTCTGAAGAACTGAATTATTCTATGCAATGGGTTTTTGAACTTCACGGAAAGGGTTTACTTGCTTTTGCCAAGGCAAACAGCGACTTTCTAAACAACCGAGAAAACCAGAGTACCACCGGTTCCAAACAGAGTAAAGAATCGGTAGAATAGTAAATAAGAAATTGCGCCTACGGGAAACCGGGGCGCTTTTTCTATGCCTGATGAAAGGGGTGAATACCTATGACACCAAGACAGCGGAAGTTCTGTGATGAATACCTGATCAGCGGCAACGCTACGGATGCGGCAATCAAGGCGGGGTATTCGCCCAAGACCGCAAAGCAGACGGGTTCTGAAAACCTTGCAAAACCTGACTTGAAAGCGTACATCGAAACCGAACTTGAAAAACTTCATTCGGCCAAGATCGCTGATGCTGAAGAAGTCATGAAATACCTGACTTCTGTGATGCGGGGTGAACATACTGAAGAAATCCCGATCCTGTGCGGTGACGGTTGCCAAGAGTTGACGCAGAAAGAGGTTGGAGCCAAAGAACGGCTGAAGGCCGCTGAACTGATCGGCAAGCGTTATGGTATGTTCACGGACAAGGTAGGTGTGGAAGGGGCCGTTCCGGTGATTATCACGGGGGATGATCAACTTGAAGATTAGCCCACAGGCCAAGCGGGTTCACCTTCCTGAAGTGGTTGGTAAGGGTTACGGAACCTTCTGGAACTTCAAAGGCCGTTACCGGGTGTGTAAGGGAAGCCGTGCTTCCAAGAAATCCAAGACCACGGCCCTGAACATCATCAAACGGATGATGCAATACCCGGAAGCCAATACCCTTGTGGTTCGCAAGGTGTTCAGAACCTTGAAAGATTCCTGTTTCACCGAACTGAAATGGGCAATCAACCGCCTTGGGGTTTCAGCCTATTGGGAAATCAAGGAAAGCCCCCTTGAAATGACCTACCTCCCCACCGGTCAGAAGATTTACTTCCGGGGCCTTGATGATCCCCTGAAGGTCACTTCAATTACGGTTGAAATAGGGTTTCTGTGCTGGTGCTGGATTGAAGAAGCATACGAAATCATGAATGAAGCTGATTTTGATATGCTGGATGAATCCATCCGTGGTGCTATCCCGGAAGAAACCGGCCTGTTCAAGCAAATCACGCTGACATTCAACCCGTGGAACGAAAAGCATTGGATCAGGAAACGCTTCTTCGGGGAGATCACCGGCAAGGATGCCCAAGGGAACCCCACATACAAGTTCCATGATAGCTGGATCAGCCCGGATGGGCAGATTTACGCCACAACCACC